GCTGTGCCACCTGACCTAGTAATAGTGGCTTTGTTAAATATAAGCACATCGTTGAGAATCCAACTAGCATCAAAGTAATCTATACCTGTGCCATTATCTGCAAAGACTGTGGGTGTGCCGCCAATAGATCCTGCAGTTACGTCTCTATCTTGAAATACAAATGAGCCACTAGCATCTACATATAGTGCGCCATACTCAGACGTGGCTACTGTAGTTAAAGCTTGCAGTGCTGTGCGGTTAGTGCCTGGATCTGCCTGCATAGTAGTAAGCCCTGCATCTACATCACGCATAGTCGCTGGCCAGTCAATTTCATCTAGTATCTCGTTAATACGTGTGCCTGCTAAGTCGCCTGCAGTAGCACCTGTAACTGTGCTGATCTGTGCTACCTGCGCTAATCTAAATGCATCTACAGCTTGTATGGTTGTTATTGCTACATCTTCACCGGATTCACCTGGGTATGTAGTCACATAGCTTGTAATGAAACCTGAAAATACAGGATAAGTCACCGATGAGTAAGTTGCAGTAATCTGCACCTTCTTCATAGGTGTTAATAAATTATAATACGGGCCAGTAACATTTTGAGGATTAAAGTCGCCATTTTGATCTACGATGCGTAAAGTAAGTGAGCCTGTCTGAAATTGATCTGATAGTGCAGTACGGCCCCGGTTAGTTTCTATGCGATTTACTTGACTCGATACATCTACAATTACAGCTGCGCTATCGGCTAGTACGTTTGTATCTAATATGCCTGTATCTAATATCATAGCCTGAGCAAAACTAGGCCCAGTGCTAAAGTTAATTACAGCATTTATTACAGGTAAGGTCATTAAAAGCCCTGACCTGCTGGCACTGTGCTATATCCATTTCTTGTGGCAATTTGTATAGATTCTGCTATCGCTTGACTTAATTTGTCACCACTGCCAGTTGTATCTACTGTTACTCGTATATCCATAGATTGTTGGTTGCTAGATTTTTGCACACCAAAACCAGGAAAATTTGATAAATAGTCTTGTATTTTATTGTTTAGATTTTTTGTTGATTCTATGGCCAATTTTTGCACTGCTGGTGTATAAATTATATCACTACCATCATCACTACCACCACCACCACCACCACCACCACTAGATGGACTAGTAAAATTAAATTTAGCCAAAAGAGCGGATATGCGTGCATTCAAATCTCTTACTAAATCCAAAACCATGTTTGTCACATAATCATCTATTTTCGCGTTTAACGTTCTTACTTGTTTAATTGCAAATTCTTCTAAAGTCATACCTGCCAGTTTTGCCTGCTCTGCAAGTTTTCTTAATGCCTCCGTTGCTTCTAATTCCGCCAAATACTTTTTAGCCAAAGCCTCGTTATTGTCTAAGATTGCTAGCTGTGATTTTAGGCGTAACTTAGTCTCTTCATCAGTTGCGTTGTTTAGGGCTGCGTTTATGCCTATACGCTCTAGGTCAAACTTCTTTTTAAGTTCTTCTACGTTCTTATTTTCAATAGCGTTCTTTTTGTTTAGTAATGCTAGTTCGTCTTTTTTGGCTTTTAATAATTTAAGTTGAGTGCCGATTTCTGCAACAGATGGTCGGGCGACTGTGTTAAATTGTGACGGCGTATTTTCTCTACCAACTGTTCTCAAACCTTGTATAGCCCGTAACGCTGGCCCAACGTATGGTAAGTTTTTAAGAATCTCTGCATCTACACCTGGCACATTACCGATTAGTTTTAGCTTGCTAATAATTACACTCAAGCCAGTAATTACTTCACTTGTAGCTGTAGCGAAATTTTCCATACTCTTTGTTGCGCTTGCAATACTATTATCATTGCCTAGCCGTGTTAAAGCATCTAATAAACTTTTACCTATAATTTCCTGTGCGTTAGCTGCTGCTGCAGTTAATAGATCCATCTTTCCAGCGTAAGTAGTTAATCTAGCTGCTGATTGACCTGCAAACTTCTTATTAAGTTCGGCCATGATTTTATCCATGTCGCCAGTTTTTAATAATGCTTTATTTAAACCAGCACCTAACCTACTTAAACCTGTGGTATTGCCTGCATAGCCACGTGATAAGGCTGAGGTAACTTCGGTTAATGATTTACCCGTTGCTGCGCTTACATTTAATGCAGTATTTAATGCATCTTGGCTTGTGGTGAGTGATCCTGTTACTGTTAATAATTGCTGAAATGCTGGTCGTAATTGATCGTCTAATACACCTGTAGTTTTTTGCAGATCGGCAATATACATTTCTACGGCTGGACCGCTAAATTGGTAACCAGTGTTTTTTAATTGTTGCTCTAATGACTTGGCGGCCTTCTCATCTGCCATAAATGCTTTTACTGCTTCTTTACCAAACCTAGTTATTGCTCTAACTGAAAATGCTGCAGCAAGTGTGCCGCCTAATTTTTTAACTTGCTTATCAAATACGTTTACATCTTGCTTAGCCTTTTTAAGAGCCTTACCATTCCAAGTTGCCGAAGCTGCTACAAATATATTGGCCACTATGCCACCTTCTTAATTTCAGTTTTGCGTGTAAACTCTACAGCTGTTTTATCTACAGCCTTTAATATCGCTTCATAAACTTTTACATTATCTTGCGCCCAAGCTTTGTAGATTAAACGGCCTTGCATCTTTCGACCAGTTGCCCCACGTGCGCCTGGCACTCTTTTAGGCTTTGTTACTGGCTCTAAAGCACCAATAAATTGCTGGCTAGCAAATGGGTTATTTGAATCATAAAAATCTAAAGCTTGGCTCTTTGCAGATCTTCTAACGTAAGTGCCGCTACCTTCATGTTTAAATGTAAATGGCGCTCTGCCTTGTGGATTTAATCTTCCTGCGGTTTCATAAATAGAACCAGCCCTGCTTACGTTGTAAACATATTGGCTTACTTGCCAGCCATTCTTTGTGGCTACATTTTTACCTGGGTTATAACCAATACCAGCCTTAACTACACTGCCATCATATTTTGGAAATGGTCGATCAATATTAGAAGATAATGACTTAGACCAACCCGATAGCACCTGTGTATTAGATGGCACAAAACTTTTGGCTTTTTCTGCCACTGCTCGCATTAACGGATCAATAGCGTTGCTAATTTTAAGCCTTAAATCTTCATCGATAAAACTGAGTCCATTAAGGACATCTTTAACGCCTACGACCTCTGCTGGCATTTTTGATCTCCTTGGCTCTATCTGTTAGCACCTGCATTATTGCTGTGAGCATGTCCGAATCCATATTGGTAAACTCACTAGGCGCAATTCCAGTCTCTACACTTAAAGCAGCTACCGTATAGAGAATGGAATCACGCTGTACTATTTTTTTTCTTCGTCTAATACCTCAACAGTTTCTAAACTGTCAATAAACTCTGCACCCCATAAAGGTACTTGCGCACCTGATCTACGTAAACATTCCCACGCTAACCAATAAATATGGCTTTGCATTTCTGACTCACGTAGGGCTTTAGAGATGCCCATTCCTTTGCTAATTTCAAAAGCGTACTCAACTCCTGGCGTTATTTTATGTTCTGAAACTTCGCCATTAGCCCTTGTAATCTTTAGCTTTGCCATTATTACTCCTTAGTTAAAATGCCACCGATGAGGACACTGTTACTACTGAGTTTACTGTAAAGGACAGACTAGATGTTGCAATTTCGGCTACGCCACCTTGACCCAGTGGGGTTAGGTTGTTTACCAAGATTGAAAATTGGTAAGTAGGATTAGCAGCTGAAACTACAGTGCCTTTAACTGTAATTACTGATACAGCTAGAGTCTGGCCAAACGCAGCATTAAGTGTCTGCATAACCTGTGAAGATGCCCAGTCATTGAGAAAGTCGATTGAAAATGTAGCAGATTGGAGACCCTGAGCGAAGCGATGAGAAAGATCTCCCATTGTTGTCACCTCAAGTTCATCTACAATTTGATTAATTACTGCGTTAGATACATAAGAGCTGATATCTACGGAAGGTACTGTAGGCGCAGCGGCAGTAGCCAATTTAACGCCTACATTGTTATTTAAGTATATGGCCATTGTTATTCCTCTTCTTTTTTAGTTTGTGCGGTTTGTTTTGGTGCTTCTTTGATTTGGCC